ATGCTCCAATTAGCGGATTTTACTGCATTTACGTTAAATCGTTGTACTTGGTTAAATATGAAAGACAATTTGAGTAAATATGATAAAGAATTTCTCAAAATAGCATCTTTTGCTAACTTTAACACTCCTTTTTTACGTAGTATGAAATTACATATTGATAGTAACAGAAAACAGATATACGAAAATATATTAGATACTGCTATTAATAAGACTAGAATTTTACCAGAAGAAACCTTAGAAGATTTTGTCAAAAATGTTATGATTAACATAAAACAATAAATGATAACATCGGTAGTCACGCTTTCTTTTTACCTAAAAACGAACATTCTCTTAATTGTTTCGTATCGTTAGCCTTAAAATTTCCCCTTCCTTTTCTCTATAAGTAAATTTACCGTATGAAATTATTAATCAAACTCATACGGTATGACAATCTTTGAACAAATTTTGGCAGGACTGCAACAAAAGTATTCTGGGGTGGACACTGCTATACTTACCCGAGTTGCCACAAAGAAGGCAGAGGGTGTAACGGACGAAATGCAGGTAAACTCAATTCTGGAGGGTATCTCTTTTCAGGACGTGTTGACTTCATACGGCGATTTCCGTGCCGGGGATGCTCGAATCACAGCGGTTGCAAACTATGAGAAGAAGCATAACCTTAAAGACGGTAAGCCAATCGAGAATCCGGAAGAAAAGAAAGACGAAAAGAAGGATGAGAAAAAGGACGAGGTACCTGCGTGGGCTCAGGCTTTGATTGATTCTAACAAAATTCTTTCTGAAAAGCTATCTAATTATGAAGCAGAGAAAGCGCAGGCGCAGCGCAATTCTCAGATTTCAGCAGTGGCGAAGAAGTACGGTATTCCCGAATTTATGCTGAAAGATCGCAACATTCCTGAGAACACGGACTTGGATACTTATTTCAAGGACATGAAGCAGGATATGTCTAACAGCGGCTTCCAGTTCGCTAAAGTTCCTGAAACTGCCGAGCAGAAGCAGGAGAAAGAAGCTAGTGAGTTCGCTAAAATGATTGAGGCGGACACAAAATCTATTGTCGAACAACAAAACAAGTAATTTATGTCAGCAGGATTTAAGTACAACATTGAGCCTGAACCGTCCATCGAGGAACGCTATGACGTTTCTACCGGTGTAAGACGCAGAGGGCCCTACAAGCTGGACACGACCAACCTTGTAGCTGGTTCGTTCCTTCCATCCTTCACGCCGATTGCCGCCGATCTGGTGAAGAAGACCGCTCAGGTGGCTATCCGTGTAGAAGTTTATGAGAAATATACAACCGGCTCCAATACCACGTTGAAAATAAAGAAGAATTCATTGGCTTATGCCGGCATGAATTTGGGTGATGGCACTCATGGAGCCACAGTAAACGCAATTGACAAGTCCGACAAAGCTTTTGATAAGCTGACTTTAGCCGCCGACTTCGGTGCCACGCTCAATGTAGGGACAGTTCTCTTTGAGGCAAGTGCATCAGCCGGAACTACCCCAAAAGTAGTGGCGAATTCAGCTTTATACGAAAGAGCCAAGGTGGAGGATGGTATTGTTTTGGTAGCATTGCTTATGCGTGCATTTGAGATTGAACCGACCAAGCTTGCTATGCCTTTCCATGCGAAGGACAAGGCAAATATGCCATATTTCCAGTTTAACGAATAAGAAAGGAGGACTAAGATATGATGCTAACTATTCATACACTGTTTAACGACCCCAACATCGTTAACGCCGTCATCCAGCGCGTCCTTCAGACCCGTAAGGATACAATCTACTGGCAGCAGTACCTCGATTTCCGAAGAACGACTACCCGTGTGTTCAAGGACTACATCGGTCAGGTTACTGGCGTGATGGCCGGTTCCATTAACTCACGATACGGCGAGAAGCCTATCCGTGAACGCCGGAATATCGGTTCGGGATATGGAGAAATTGCCTATTTGGGAGATCGCTACCAGATTTCAATCGATCGTTTGTCCGAACTTCAGGACTTGATTGATAAGTTTAACGAAGCCAAGACTGCCGACCAAGTTGCCGCCATGCAAGACATCGTGAACTTCATCTACGACGATTATCGTCAGGTACTCCTTGCCGCTCACAAGCGCATGGACATCGTTTTCGGTTCTTTGTTGATGACAGGAAAGGCCCAAGTGAAGAACAAGGACGACAACGCTGCCGGTATCGACTTGCTGGACATCGAACTTCCGTTCAAGTTCATCACTCCAGAAGCTGGAGATAAGGCCAACTTCATTACTTATCTGCAACAGAAGATAAATGAATTGAGATCCATTTACGGTGTTTTCCCAAAGATGATTATGTCACGAGGTACTTTCGTGAAGAACATCATCGGTTCGAGCGAGTTTGGCGACAAGTTTAAGATGCAGCTTACTGGCAACGAGATGTACATGTCAACCGGATTGATTACCTCACAACTGGCTTCTACAGTCTTTACTGGCATTGGGCTTCCTGCCATCGAAATCAAGGAAGACTATGTTCTTGACCAAACCGGGAAGAACGTACAGATTTACGCAGACGATCGTATCACATTGCTTCCACAAGATAAGATTGGTTATATGCGTTTCCATACTCCTTATGAAGCTGTAGACGGTGTGCCAGGACGTAATTACACTCAGGCAGACGGTGAAATGCTGATTTCCGGATATAAGGATGGTAACGGTCGTTATCTTGAATACACCGCTGAGTGGATTCCGCAGATTACGAATCCTAACCTGATTGTGAATTTCGATTTGTCAACCATGAACGCATGACAGTAAACGACTACATATCACAGAAGTTTCAGACCTTCGGCATCAATTTGTCGGAGGCTGACCTTTTGGAGATAAGTCTGTCTTCAGAAATAAGCGGAGAGGATGAGATGGGTCCGTCAAAAATCGGTCTTGTATCGGTGGCTATGGCGAAGTTCATCCCCTCTCTATTACTCCGTGCCACTTCCATCAGCGAGAACGGTTTTTCTATGTCCTGGAATACTCAGGGCTTAAAGGAATATTACTCTTTCTTGTGTAAGAAGTACGGTCTAGAAGACATGCTGTCAGATAAACCTAAAGTCAGATTCCTATGATATTCGCTCCGCATACATTACAGGTTAAAGTCATCACTCAGATGGACACGGACGAGTTCGGCCGGCCTATTCCCGGTACCGGCGTGGAAAGCTGGCAGGACGTGTGCAAGTGCCGGTGTGATGATAATTCCACCAAGGAGTTTACATCGGAGAATGGTGAGGTGTACCGACCGAATTTCCATGTTGTTTGTGAGAAAAAAATCTCACTGAAGGCTGGTGATGAAGTCAGATGTATGGACGGTGAGAATGTCAGGGGAACTGGCAGGGTTTACATGGTAAAGAATACGAATTATTTTGGTTACTCAGAGATATGGATGTAAAGTTTGATTTTTCGGACGTGGATGGCTTTTTCGACCAAGGTTATGCTGAGGTAAAAGCTGTTGAAGATAAGGTTGGTAAAGAAGCTGTCGATTATGCAGTAGAGCATGGAAGCTATCAGAACCGGACCGGAACTCTCCGTAAGTCAAACAAGTATTCAGTTCAAGATGACGGACTGGAGTTAAGGAATGAAGCCGAATACGCTTCGTTTGTGGAATCAAAAGGCTACGAAGTCCTGACTGGTGCAGCCCTATACGCTGAGAGACGATTGAAGGAGGAAATAAAATGATAGTAACTACCGACATAGCGAACATACTTTACCGTGATTGCCAGCCTTTCGGTATATCCATCGTTCCTCATGGAAAGAAGCTGACAGGTGAATTGAAATCCGAAAGAATCGTCATTCACGCCAAGAAACAACAGCCAGGAACATACTGGAAGAAGTCTTTCGCAGAAGTGAACCTTTGCGTTCCAGACCTGAAAGAAGGTGAAGCCAACACCATTCGGCTGAACGAACTCGAGAAACGGGCTCAAGGACTATTTGACGGTGTAACCGGACGCTACGACGGTACTACCTATCATTATTCCATCGACACAATCGGAACCGAGGAGGACACATCCTTAAAGTGTCACTATGTGAATGTAAGAATTTTGTTTGAAGTTTTAAATGTGAAATAATATGGCAGAAGCAAAGAAAATCACCGCCGTGAATATCAAGAAACTTTGGTATGGCGAGACAAGTGCTATAGCAGAAGATTTGACCGGAAAGGCTTTGTACACTCTTTTGCAGGGCGAAACCTTGAAAGAGGTAAAGAATATCCACCAGGATACGTGGACGCTCGAAGAAGCGGAAGCGAGCCGAACGAATTACAAGAACCAGCTCACAGGTCAGACCTATCGTAGCGACAAGGAAATGGGCGACGTGACCGTCAACTTTACTATTGGTGAATACGACTATCCGACGAAGAAAGACCTCATGGGAGGTGATGTCATCAACACCGATAAGGGTTGGAAGCGTGCAAGAGGTAAGGTGAACATCGAAAAGTTGATTGTTGCCCTGACCGAAGACGACCAGTATTGCGTCATTCCTCGCTCCGACATCGGTGCCCGCGAAGCTACTACCGATAAGGCCATTGGACTACCGGTGAGTGCTGTAGAACTGGAGCCGAAAGACTCGGCTATCGCTCCGGAATACTGGTTTGATTCCGAAGAGGTAACAGCTGGTGTGTAATGCCTATCCAATAGGTAGAGATTGTATTCCATAACAGGGGTGGGCTTTATGGCTTCACCCCTTAATTTTTATCTTTTATCAGAATGAATCAAGGAGCAAAAATCATATCAGAATCCATTATCGGCAGTGATTTCAGAACGGTGTTTGTCGCCGGGAAAGCCTACACGGTTTATCCTCCAACGATCCACAGACTTGCCGGAGCCATTTCCCATCTGTCAGGCGTACAAGAGGCCGAAAACTTGAAAGAAGTTCTGCTCTCCTTGGGAGAAAGCGAGGCTTACAGTAAGGCTCTCTCCTGGCTGATAGCTGGTGACGAAAGTCTGAGCGAAGAACTGGGAAAAGGAACATACGAAGAGAATGTGAACGCATTGGATGAAGCACTCTCTATGATTGATTCAAAGGTTTTTCTCAAAGCTGTCAGCTTGGCGAGGAACGTAAGCCTGCTGGCAGCGAAACCGAGGTTGTAGGGAATGATACTCTCTTGGGGCAGATTGCATCGTTCATGGAAAATCTGCATCTGTCATACCGGGAAGTGGTCTACGAGATACCGTACAGAAACTTAGTATTAATGCAGCGTGACAAGCTCCATACCGTTACAGGGACAAAGGTTACAAAGGTACAGGGTAAGGACATGGCTTCGCGCAGAAGAAGAAACAAGAAATAGATATGGCTACACTATACTTTAAAGTCAGTTCAGATTATGATGAGGTTATCCGTCTGAGGAAGGAATGTGAGAAGTTGGAAGCCCAACTCAAAAAGATGGACGTAAACAAATCCCCCGCAGCCGCCAAGGCATTGGAGACTCAACTGGCATCTGCTCGCCAACAAATGATGGGGCTGGTGACTGAGGCGGCCAAGGCTGGAGCCGTAATGGAGCACGATTTCAAAAATGGGATTTACAGCGCTTCACAAACAGTAAACAACCTCTCAGCAAATATTACATCACAAAGGGGGATCATTAGGCAATTACAAAATGAGCTTACTTTACTGAAAGAGAAATACCGAGAAACTGTAAAGTCGGGTGGTGATACCAGTGGTATGTCGGAGCAGGTAAAAGCTCAAACCAACAAGTTAAGGGAGCAGAAAGATGTTTTGTTTGGACTTACTCAACAGCAGGCAGAGGCACGTCTTACAGTAAAAAAATTGAAAGATGAATATGCAGCTTTCAAAGAGGAAGCAGGTGAAACTGTAGAAGCCAATGAAAAAATGTCCGTTTCCTTGACAAAAGTATTAGGCGTGATTGGTGGGGTTACAGCCTTGAAAAACTTTGTTACAGAGCTTGTTAATGTACGAGGGCAGTTCCAGCAACTTGAAATTGCTTTTTCAACCATGCTAAAAAGTAAGGAAAAAGCAGATAAGTTGATGTCAGAACTGGTGGATATAGCTGCGAAAACTCCTTTTGATCTTCAGGGAGTAGCATCCTCTGCTAAACAAATGTTGGCTTATGGATCATCCGCAGAGAGTGTTGGCGATGAACTGGTGATGCTTGGTAATGTTGCGGCTGGTGTTGGATCTCAACTCAGTGAAATTGCTTATCTCTATGGTACATTAAGGACGCAGGGTAGAGCTTATGCCACAGATATTCGTCAATTTGCAGGACGTGGTATCCCTATTTATGAAGAACTGGCAAAGGTTCTTGGTGTTACAAAGGACGAAGTTTCCGGTTTGGTCACAGCAGGTAAGGTTGGCTTTAAGGAAGTAGAACAGGCATTCAAGAACATGACCAGCGAATCCGGAATCTATTATAATTTGATGCAGGAGCAGTCAAAATCTCTTACGGGGCAGTTAAGTAATCTTGGGGATGCTTGGGACACCATGCTCAATGAAATCGGTAAGGACACACAAGGAATAGCATCCTCCGGAATATCTGCTGTGAAGGGGCTGATTGAGAACTATGAAACGGTAGGTAAGGTCTTATTGGGATTGATAGCTACTTATGGAACTTATAAAACGGCTCTAATTGTTACGAGAATTACTCAAGATGCGTTGACTGCACGTATGGAGCTTGCAATACTTGTAACTAAAGCACAGACTGTAGCGCAAAAGGCATTAAATTTGGCAATGAGCGTTAATCCGTATGCTGCGATAGCAACAGTTGTGGTAGTCACGAGTGCCGCTTTGTTAAATTATGCTAGTAATCTTGATAAATGCAAGAAGGGAATTGATGCATACAATAAATCTGTTGAGGAGGCAGCAAGGAAAGAGGCAGAGCATAAGGAAGAAATTGAAAAGCTTTTGTCAGTAGCGCAGGATGAACAGTCTTCTACTGAAGACAGAAAAGAAGCATTGATTCGTCTTGAGCAAAAATATCCAGACATATTCAAGAAATATAAAACAGAGGCAGACATGCTTCGTGATATTTTGAATATAAAAAAACAAATTAATGAGGAAGATGAACGAAGAAGAAATGTTTCCGATCAAGAAGAACTAAATAGATTGAATGCGGAAATCAATAAACTGAATGAAGCCATTAAATCGGTATCGCAGTCTGGTGCTGGATTATCCATACAGTCATTGGTTAATGAAAAGAACAATCTTATTAAGCAGCGTGATCTGAAACAGGAGGAAGTTAATAAGAAACGACATGATGAAATACTCTCAGACCTTTCTGGCTATTCTAATGAGCAACTTCAAAAAGAGGTGGACGTGAGAGAACGTTTGATGAAACGTTTGGAAAATGCTCAAAAGCTAGGAAATTCTGTCAAAAATGGCAAAATATTGAATGGAATATTGCCTGGTATCAAGACCAACGAACAGTTGCAAGCCGAGAAGCAAGCTATTGAACGGGAACTGAATAATAGAGGAAAGACAAATGATGAAACAAAAAACAAAAAGTATTGGGAAGATAAAAAGAAAGAAGCTGAAGCGGCTCGTGATGCGTTAGATGTATCTGAGAAAAATTCTGAAGAATGGAATAGATATACTCAGCAGATACAAGAAGCTCAGTCCCAGATTGAAAAGTATTCTGATTCTAGCACAATTTTAAAAGACGCCGAGCGACAAAAGAAAGAGCAGCAACAGCTTGCAGAAGAACTCCTTCAGATTCGTAGAACCAATCAGCAGAACGAAATCAACCTGATGGAAGATGGAGCTGAAAAGAAGCGTAGACAGATTGAGCTGGATTACCAGAAAGAAATCGACGAAATTAAGAAGCAACGTAAAAAATGGGAAGATGCACAAGGTGGAAAGCTTACGTCTGAACAGCGGGATGTATTGGGAAATCGTGCGTCAAATGCCATGCAATCACGTGAAAAAGGTCTAGCCGCAATTACAGACACTGAAAATCAGGCTGCTATTGAAGCTAACGAACGCTACCTGAAAAACTACGGAACGTTCATGCAAAAAAGACAGGCAATTACCGATGAGTACACCCGTAAAATCTCAGAGGCCACTACTCAGGGAGACAAGGACATACTCCAGAAAGAAATGGAGAAGGCTCTTTCCTCCCTTGATTTTGAAAAACTGAAGCAAGGCATCAACTGGGAACTTGTCTTCGGTGACTTGGATAAGGTATCTAAAGAGTCCTTGAACAAAGTGAAGCAGCAGCTTAGAGATTTTAAGAACTCGGATGAGTATAAGAATATGGCCGTTGACCAGAAGAAGGTCATTGACGAGGCGTTGAACAACATTCAATCAACCCTTATTGACAAAGGCGGATTGCTGGCAGACTTACCTGAACAGTTAAGCGAACTGGCACAAGCTCAGGAAAAATATAATGAAGCCATGAAGAATGGTACGGATGCACAAAAGGAAGCTGCTACAAAAAAGCTGAACGATGCCCAAAAGAGACAGCAAAACGCTCAGACCAACGTTCAGAAATCAACGGACAAAACGACAAGCAACCTTATCTCTTTGTCGAATGTAATTACCCAGCTTGGTTCAAACTCTGAAATTTCCCTTTCTCAAATTGGAAACTTGGCTGGCGATGTTGTTGATGTTTTTACAGAGGCAGGAAGTAAGATTGGTGGAATCATTGGAGCTGCATTTTCCTTGCTGGATGCAATCGGGACGCAGGGGCTTGACGGCTTTGTTAGCAATCTTTTTGGTAGTGTTTTTAGATCTATAGGGGGAATATGGGATACTTTAACGTTCGGACTTATAGGTAACAAAGAAAGTGATCCATACTTGAAAGAAGATTTGGAAAGGCTAACAATCTCCAATCAAGATTTGAAAGCTTCCCTTGATAATTTGGCAGATAAGATGGACGAAAGTGCTGTTGCTGATGCTTCTGGAATATACGAGCAGCAGAAGAAGAACATTGAGGAGATGATTGCAAATACACAAGAGATGATGCAACGCTCCGCTGCCGCATATAGTAATGGCTTTCTTGGAATTGGAGGTACACATTCTAGTAACAAGAGAGTCAATGACGCAATGTCTGCTGAAGATTGGAAACGTGTCAGTGAAGCTGCTGGAGTTTCGGTGACAAGTGCCAGCGATTTTTGGAACCTGACCAGTGAGCAGATGTATAACGTGGCCAACAACGCCACTGATCTCTATTCAAAAATCAAGCAATATGCCGACGATGGATATGAGAACGCTTCGCAATATATGGATAGCTACATTGAATATTGGAAGCAACTCGATGAACTGGAGGATACTTACCGCGAAAAGCTGACCGACACCTCGTTCGACACTATTCGAGATGAGTTCAAAAACCAATTACTTGACATGGAGTCAGATGCAGAGGATTTTGCGGAAGATTTCGAGAAGATGATGCAGCAGGCAGTGGTTGAGAGCATGATGTCAGATACCTATGCAAATCGTTTGAAAGAATGGTATAAGAGCTTCGCAAACTCGATGACGGACGGTACTTTGTCTAGTACTGAACAAAGTAATCTCAAATCTCAATGGGAACAGATGGTAAGTGATGCCTTAGCTGAGCGTAACGCCATCATGCAGGCTATGGGATGGGATAGCTCTTCCTCCGAGCAGCAGTCTGCCTCCAGCCGAGGATTTGGTACAGAAATGACGCACGAGGATGCCGGGGAACTGAGCGGGCGGTTCACTGCCGTGTATGAGTCTAATCTTCGCATTGAGACAGCAGAACAGCAACAGACAGTGGCCATTACGGAACTGCGAGGTTCCATCAGTTCCTTGATAGTGCAAGCAAATGGGCTATACAACATCGCAGACGAAACACGTACCATTTTGGCTAATTCCTATTTGGAGTTGCAGCAAATCAGAGAGAATACAGAAGATTCAGCCAAATACCTGAAAGATATAAAGGCTGACATCGCCGAGGTGAAACATAATACAGCAAGACTATGACAGGAGATTTATTTATCAATGGGAAAGATGCATGGGGCACATGGGGTGTCCGTATGGGCGACGGTTTTCTCGATGCAATCGACGGATTCAATGAGATGAAAGACTACATTGAGGATGAAAGCCGACTGGAACATGGCAAACGGGTGATAACAGATAATGCAAAAGTGGATTCGCGCGAAATCACTCTCCAGTTTACGATCGAGGGAAATTCAGAAAACGATTACCGATCAAAGAAAAAAGCTTTTCAGACAGAACTGGAAAAAGGTGCCGTAAATATTAAAGTTCCAGCATTGGGAGATGAAATATACAAGTTGATTTATCTTGGAAAGAGCATTTCTTATGGGATGAGTTCTGACCGCTGTTTTGGTAAAATTTCGAGCAAATTTGAAGAGCCTAATCCTATGGATAGAAGCGAATAACGAACATTCACCTTATTGTTTCAAATGGGAGTCCTGATTTTTAGGGCTTCCATTTTCTATTTATGAACTTTGGGGATATGATAGACATTAAAGACATATCAGGTAAAACAAGACTTTCCATCCCAATTAATAAGGGAGCTAAAGGAAAGTTCACTCTGATGAAGGAAGACTATATAATTCTTCCTTTTTCGGTTGCTAAGCCTGTCCAGTTTAAACTTGGTGATTATGTAGATTTATCCGGTGTCCTTGATGAATCATTAGGTGGAAAGCTGGCGAAAATCTATGAGATAACTGACCTTCAGAAGCCTACTTACAACACTTCAACTGGCGGCTATGATTATAATCTCCAGATGAACGCCTATTACTGGAAGTGGAAGAATAAAATATTTAAATACACTCCGGAACATGCAGGAAATGAAGCATCCTGGTCGCTTACAGCAGCCCTTGATGTGCAGCTCGGGGTATTCCTTCGTAACCTGAAAGCATTGGGATATACATATAAAGGAACAGACTTTATTTTCAGCATAGACGATACAGTAGAGAATAAGGCCGTGGCGATGACCTACGACAACATGAACCTGTTGGATGCCTTATTCTCAATGGCGGGTGAGGATAAGTGGAACTGCGATTGCTGGATAACGGACAACGTGATACATTTTGGGCGAAATGAATTCGGAGATGCCGTTAAAATCGAGCGTGGTGTCGAAGCGTCGTCTATCACCCGCAGCGAAAGCCAGGGTACTTATGCCACCCGTATCTATGCGTTTGGTTCAACAAAGAATATCACCACAAACTACCGTCCGACCGATGAGCAGGTAGTGGTGAACGGCGTAGTCCAGAAACGGCTTATGCTTCCGGCTGACACTCCCTATATTGATGCATACGAAGGTATGTCGCAGGAAGAAGCCATTGAGGACGTGGTGGTATTTGATGATGTCTATCCCCGACGTGTTGGCACTTTATCAGACGTACACACACGAACCGAAGAAGTGGAGAATGAGGACGGCACGAAAGAAACTATTACGTACTATCGCTACAAGGATGCTGGGTTAGAGTTCAAAGAAGAGTATATTCTTGAAGGTGAAGAATTGAAAATTCAGTTTCAGTCAGGGAAGCTGAATGGTATGGAGTTTGGCGTAATCTTCAATCCCAAGCCGAAAGATGAAAGTCGGGGAGATCAACTTTGGGAGATTGTCCGCAATGAAGATTATGGCCGACCATTACCGGATGATATGATGTATCCTGCCAACGGCGATGAATATATTCTTTCAGGTTTTGATATCCAATTGGTGTCCGACCAGTATATTCCAGAAGCCGAGCAGGAACTGAAGGGAAAGGCGCAGAAGTATGCCGACAAGGTAAAAAAGGATGACGGTACCTATCCGACTACCCTAAGAAGCTCATGGGTTAAAGAGGATTTGATATCACGAACTTTCGAATTTGGTCAACGTATCAATCTCGTAGATGATACATATTTTGAAAATGGGCGCATTTCACGTGTCTTGGGATGGGAAATGAATCTTGATATTCCGTGGGATTCTCCAGTTTACACGATTGGGGAAAGTATGCCTTATTCACGCATCGGTGAAATTGAAAGTGATGTCGAGTCCTTAACCTACAAGGGACAAACATATTTTGGAAAAGGCGGAGTATATCTTATCAAAGTAAATGATTCAACTGCTCCAAGTGATAGTAATACGTTTTCTGCACTACGGGCATTAAAAATCTTCCTTCGTAAGGACCAGTCAGACGGAACCAGCTTTCTGCTAAAGTTACTGGGAGGAGCAGAGTTTGGAGTGTTTGCTTCTGGAATTTCCGGAGCAAATATCGATGCGCAAGGCGCAGCAGAATTACTCTCACTGGTATTGCGTGGTGCGTTGACGATAGGAGAATATAAAAAAGGCTTGAAAGGAGCCAATATTGACGAACAAGGTGCTGCCGATTTGCTTTCCATTCTTGTCAGGGACGGTATGGAGTCGGCCAATTTCTCTACGGGTGCTTTGGGAGCTGGATTCTGTCTGAAGAAAGACGAAAACGGTGACAGCTACTTGGAGGTAGACCGTATGCTTGTCAGAAAGGTTGCGACTTTCATTCAGTTGCTTATCCAGCAAATTAAGCATGTAGGAGGACAGATAATTCTTACTCTGGCTTCGATGTCGTGCATTAAAGTAGAAGATAAAGGAAATTATTACCGCTGCTATTTTGAGAATACAGACGGAGAAAAGACAATCGAACAGGAATTTGTTGTCGGAGATTTAGCAAGAGCACAGACCTTTAATGTTAAAGAAGGTGTGAACGAGAATGTAACTAACACCTATTATTGGCGTGCTGTTGTTGGCGTTGGAGACAATTATATAGACTTGTCTAAGACCGATTGCGATGCAGGCTCTACAGAACCAAAAGCAGGCGATGATATTGTGCAGTTAGGCAACAAAACTGACGCTACACGTCAGGCAGCTATTATCTTGTCTGCTTACGGCAATGATGCACCTTATTTCAAGTTATATCGTGGTATCAATTCCTATTCACTAGACGGTAAGGAATTTGTTTCTTTTTCCCGTTCAGAAGTTATGATCATTGCTGATACGATAAGATTCAGTTCAGGGGAAAGCCTTAAAGACTACATAGATGGTGCAATAGATGATGTAAATTCTAAGGTAGACAAAGCCATATCTGATTTATCTGAAAATATATCATTTGTTAATCAATTATCAAAGGACCTGGAATCCGTAAAAAATCAGGTCGACGGAGCTATTGAAACATGGTTCTATGAGCCAGTTCCTACGTTAAGCAACGAACCTGCCGTTAATTGGACTACAAATGAAGCCAAGGACAGACACTTAGGTGACTTATATTATGATGGGAACGGCAAGGCGTACCGTTTCCAGATGTCGGGTGCTTCTTATGTATGGCAGGTAATAACTGATTCAGACATTACTAAGGCTTTGGCAAACGCTAAGGCGGCACAAGATACGGCAGACGGTAAAAGAAGAGTGTTTGTTAGTACTCCGACAAATTCTTCTGCATACGATGTTGGAGACTTATGGGTAAATGCCACATACGGAAGCTACAAGAATGATTTGCTTCGATGCAAAACGTCTAAACAAGCAAAGGCTCAGTTTTCGATAGAACACTGGGAGATTGCAACAAGATACACAGACGATACTAAGGCTAATCAAGCCCAGGCTTCGGCAGATGCAGCCAAACAAGCCGCTGATAGTGCACAACAGACAGCCAACAATGCGGTTCAAAGTGCATCTACTGCTAACGCCTTGTTGTCAGACATAGCAAACGACAACAAGCTGACTGCACAAGAAAGACAGGAAACTAAAAAAGAATGGGACATCATTGTATCGGAAAAGTCGAAAAATGATGCAAGTGCTGATAAATATGGAGTAAGCAAGACTGCATACGATACAGCTTATAGTGCATTAAGTACTTATATCACTCCTCTGCTCTCGAGCCTTTCTACTACAAGCAACATATCTGGAACCACATTCAGAAGTAAATTTAAAGACTACTACGATGCTCGTACTGATATGCTAAATGCTATATCTGCAAAAGCCAAATCCCTTGCAGATGCAGCTCAGCAGACGGCGGACAAAGCTCAACAACAAGCAAATCAGGCAATAAAAGATGCTGCCAACGCAAAAGTGGCAGCCGACAATGCACAAAGTGATGCTGATGAAGCTAAAAGCCGATTGGATAACTGGGCTTCTGACGGTTCTGTTTCTCCGACAGAAAAACAGTCTTTGAAAGAGGAAATTGCACGTATTGATGCAGACAAGACTCAGATAGCAAACGGATATACAAAGTATTCGTTAGGTACTCCTACTGCCTATAACAACGCTCATACAGCTTACCGTGCTGTGCTGGTAACTCTTACGGCTTCTTCTCCTGAAACAATCAGTATTCCGTCTGACTTTTCGACTAAGCAAACAACGTATTATACACAGAGAACGACGGCTCTAACGGCAATATCGAATGCGGCACGTGACTATGCGCAAGGTATAGCCAACGATTTAAGTTCTTATAAGAAAACGGTTAGTTCGCAATTTGAACAAACCAACAACAGCATTACTGCTGCCGTTACTTCTTCTAAGGAATATACAGATAGTGCTGTAGGAGAAGTTAATTCTTCTTTGACTGAATACAAAAAAGAGGTAACATCACAATTCAGTGTATTAGAAGGTGAAATTAATAGTAAGGTCTCTTCTACTGAAATTACTACTATTAAGCAGGAAATAATTAATACGGCAGCGAGCGATGCAACCAAAAAGGCGAATGATGCAAAGACTTCAGCAATAAGTACTGCCTCTGCTGATGCAACTTCCAAGGCAAATAAGGCAAAGCAGGACGCCATATCTACTGCTGCTACTGATGCTACCAACAAGGCAAATCAGGCTAAAAATGATGCTATAACAACAGCCGGACAAAATGCAGACAAGAAGTATGCAACGATTACCACCGTATCATCTATGCAGACTTCCATTACGCAGTTAAGCAATAGCTTGTCCTTAAAAGCTGAAAAGTCAGAAGTAACTGCCGTTCAGAACAACCTTAATCAGACTAACAACAATCTGTCAGCACTGACTACACGTGTAAGCAAAGCAGAAGTCGCGTTACAGCCAGATAATATTTGGATTGGTATTTCTTCTAAGGTTACAAGTGTGAGCAAGATAACCAACATTGTTCCTGACAGTTGCTTCGATGATGCTAATTACAGCTTACTTTATAGCGGAGGTTCACGTGTTAGTGCGGCAACGGCCAATAATAGTTGTCCTACAAGTTATTGTTTAAAATCAAGTCAAAGAGATGTAGTAGCACAAGGTTTTTTCAATGTAGCCGAAGGAGAAAAATATTATATTTCAGCTTATATAAATGCTTCTCAGAGTAATTATTCTGTCATGGTAGGTTTAGGATTAATAAAATCTAATGGCAGTAGCGCATCAACTTGGTTATGGTCTAAAAGTGTTGCAGCAAAGACTTCTGGATGGCAAAAAGTTGAAGGTTATATTACAATACCATCAGGTTACTCAAGAGCAAGGGTTTATGCGTGCCATATTGAAGCTAATTCTAATTTTGGAACGGCTTATGTAACAAAATTACATTGTTATAAGGTAGATAGTAATAGAAACAATTTAGCTTTAAATTCGAAAGGCCCATGGACTGCTAACAAGTATCAGTTAGTGACATACCTTACATTTGTAGCGCCTCTAAAATCAGGAACTATTTATACTGTTTCATGGAAAGGTTCAGGAACAGGCAATTTAGCTGTGTATTTCTCAAATGGCGCCGCATCATCGGCACGTCAAGGTGTTAGCAATGGAATACCTGTAACAGCAAATAGCAATTATCAAGGAATTACCTTTTATTCAGAGCACTTCAAATTAGACCCGAGCTTAGGAACAGATAACGGGATCAATTTGACTGTTAGCGAGGTTAAAGTCGAAGAAGGAGAAAGAGCAACGGATTGGTGTTATTCAGAAGGTGACTATTCCACAACCGAAGAAATTAAAGCTGGAATAAGTATTACTGAGAATACGATAACCATACTTGGTAAAGCAATATCATTGCAAGGAAAGATTACCTTCAGTTCTCTTAATAGTAGTTTGCAAAGCACTATTAACGGCAAGGCTAATTCAAGCGACGTTACTTCTTCAAAAGATGATATTGCTAAGAAGTTAGGATATTCCAGCTACACCGATATGGCTAATAAAGCAGCAGCCGGAAATACTATCATCAATGGGGGATATATCCGTACAAGTCTTATTGATACAAATACTCTTGTAGCCAAAACGCTGAACGCTGTCAACGATGAAGGGATAAATACTTTAGTAAATAAGGATGGTATAAAGCTGTCAACTGGAAGTGATACTCTTTTGAGTATATTTTTACAAAATGGAGTAAACGGGTACTATCCAGCTTTTAATTTATCTACATTCCTTGATGATGGGAGTAAAGTAATAGGAACATTATCTCCTTCAGAATTAAATGTTATTGGTAAAAGTACAATAGATAACAAAATTTATAGAGGTAAATACGGAGCTTATGAAATGAGTTTGCTGGATAGCAATAAAGCAGGAATAACTATTGACCAAGTAGGTATAAATTTAACTTACACGATTAGTGGAAGTTCTACAAGATATATAGTCCATTATGCTAAATGTATATATTCAGCTTATATATCAAGTTCGGGAAGTATTATTGATAAAATCGGAACTAATATACCAAATAGTTCGGGAAAACCTATTACATTTTCTGTATCAAGAACAGCCACAGGAGCATATAAGGTAACTCACAATATAGGGAACACTTCTTATAAAGTTCAGATAACACCAATACGAGATACATATTTTCCTATAGCTTGCGTACGAGAACGGCAAACTACTTATTTTGTTTATACAACTGCTTATAATGCTCCAGTAGGAGGCGTATATGGTCTTACAGATGGGAATTGTGCTGTATATCTTAATGTCTATTATGAATCACCCAAACTTGGAACATTCTAAATAAAACTTTCTATAAAAACTATTTAATTATGAAAAAACTGAATTTTAAAGCTGTCCCTACAAGGGACATTGAAGGCAACCTGGAACCTCGTGACATTTCGAAAGAGCTGGGGAACTATATCTATCGTGAAACTTCTGACTTGGGAGAATTAGACCTTGCACAGAGAATCTATAAGGAAGGCGAGATTGAAGCTACTGACGAAGAAGTAGAAGTCATCAGAAAGTATATCAACGGCGGCTACAAGGCATTTGTCAAGAAAGCCTTTGAAGAAATGTTATAATGTAATTATGAAAAAGATAAGAATAGGTAAAGATATACACATTACCTGGGAAATAGCTGTCGAAAACGGATTTCAAAACTCTGTTGAGGAATGGCTACAGAGTCTGATACAACCTGCTGAAGATGTTACTGACACGGTTTGTCAGTCGATTTGAAACCTTTTATTCTTTGTTCGTTTTTGCATCATTTATCTTCGCTGGAAAGCTTTGGTAAATGAGTAGATTTGTGTGTGACTTATGAGATAACGCCCATGAGCGTGTTCCATTACCGGAATGCGCTTGTGGGCGTTTGTCGTATTATAAGTGCTACCAAAATCCGGAATACGAGAGATATATAAAGACATATTGTTTAATTTAAAATCTTAGTAAAATGAAAAGATTCGTTTTCATGTGTGTCGCACTGTTGATGTGTGTAGTGAGTGTTTTCGCGGAAACTTCCGCTAGTGTAGAACCTTCCGTTCCGGAGTTCCTGACCGGATTTGCCAGCTTCACCGGACTGGTGTCGATCGTTGTTCCATCTGTGCTAGGTTTTATTGCCTCAAAGTTGAGCAATCCGATGAACAAATGGGTAACTATGTGGGTGACGGCCGTTGTCGGTGTAGTCGTTACCTTCTTCAGTTGGTGGATGAATCTCGGTTTTCCGCCTTCGGATGCAAGCATTTGGGTTGTATTGATAGACTCGTTATTTGTGGCACTGGCATCGACTGGAATTGTGTCAGTGGTTACGTCTGAGTGGCTGGCCAAGTTATTCGGTGGTAAGGTAAATAAGGAGTAATGCAGAATCTGATTACCATAATAGCCCCGCAGCTACTTGTAGCCGGGGCTTACTCCTTTATTGGAGAGATAAAAGGGGTAGTCTTTGAGCTTCGCTGGATGCTGGCATTTATCGTCGTGATGATCATTGCGGATTTCGTTCTTGGTATTATTGATTCAGTAGTGAAGAGGGGAGAGGATTTCCGCTTCAGCCGAGCCGGACGAAGGACGATGTGCAAGTTCATAGAGTATAATTCGTATTTAGTACTTGGATTTGGATTGGGTGTTGCTATTCTCCAACCAGTTGGTATCTGCTCTTATACAATCAGTTCCATGTGTGGGCTGGGATTAGCATTCATATTCGAGTTTGACAGTATTGCCGATCATATTTGCGCAATTCACGGTATTAAGAACAAGGTGAGTATAAAGCGGCTGCTGGTTGGGTATATTAAGAAAAAGTATAGCGCAGCTGGAGAAATCATTGAAGAAGTAACAAAAAAGGAGGAGAAGAAATGAATAAGATAGATGCAATTGTAGTTCACTGCTCGGCGACTAAGGCAGGGCAGGATATAGGTAGAAAAGAGATTAATCAGATGCACGTGACTCGTGGTTTCCAATGTATTGGGTATAATTATGTGGTAAGATTGGACGGTACGGTAGAAGTTGGTCGTTCGCTTACGATCGACGGGGCACACTGCAACAGTAAGGGCTTCTCCGGCGTATCTTACAACAAACACAGCATTGGCATCTGCTATGTTGGTGGGCTGGATGCGCACGGTAAGGCAGCCGATACACGGACGCCGGAACAGAAGAAGGCTCTATGCGAATTAATCGCAAAGTTGATTAAAGAATATCCGGATATTAAGGAAGTGTTGGGCCATCGTGACACATCGCCAGACCTAGATAATGACGGTATCGTGGAACCTTGCGAATGGACGAAGATGTGCCCTTGTTTTGATGCAAAAGAGGAATACAAAGATTTGCTCCCATGAAGCTCTATAACTACATAATTAAGAAGGTGAGTTGGTGTATTACGCTGGCTCCCTTCATGTGCATGTTATTTGTAATCTGTTCCTGCCGGACTGTGAAATACGTTCCTGTAGAAACGATAAAGGTTGATACGACCTATATCAACAAGTTACAGCGTGATAGTATATACTTGTTAGATAGCGTATATATAAAGGAAAAAGGAGATACCGTTTTTATTGAAAAGTATAAGTATCTATATCGTGATAAGCTTGTAAGAGATACACTGTATATAGCTAAGACGGATAGCATCCAAGTGCCTTACCCGGTCGAAAAAGTACTCACACGCTGGCAGCAGCTGAAGTTGGAGTTGGGAGGTTGGGCATTGGGGATAATTATCATGGTATCCTTGGTCTTTATCATCTGGATAGTGTACAAGTTCAAAAGAAAATACTAACTTTGTACTTAGTACATGAAAAATTAATATTAATCATTTATATTTTATTATATCTATTATGGACGAACAACAGAAAAATATTAATGTATTAGAACGCATTGTTTATAGTCTCGAATATCATTTAAGAGAGTATTCAAAGTTTAAATCAGAAAGTAAACATAATACAAGGCAAAAGGAACGTACACGTGCATTAGATAATATGTTTACTCATGCTATGGCCATAAAAAATGAGCTAACAAATAGCTTGATATATCCAATTATACAAGATGGCTCTCCATATTATATACAATTTGAAGATTTTACGAGATTCGTAGAAAGCGATGTACCTGAATATATTGAAAAAATTAAATCTTATCTTGAGGATTTAAAAAATAAATAGATTGTAGATAAATGGAAGCCATAAAATATTATTTACATTTATCTGCTACAATTTATCTCTATAATCTCTCCTAAATCCGTCGTATAATGCTTAGATAGCTGTTCCTGCTTCAGCTTCCATCCAGTCCCCTGACCTTGAACGGCTAGCTTAACCGAGTGGCCATGTTTCCCGTTGATGGAGTCGATGGCGTTCATCAGCCTGTCCCTCTTGTCACGGTCAACGGTGTCGAACAGGTTATGCTGAATGTTGTACATGATTTCTGTGACAATCACACCAGCCTTCTTATAGTAAGCATTCGAACAAATATACCTCGTAAACCTTGAGGTTTAGTTGTAGCTGCATATTTCGGAGCATATGCGTTCACTCCCCCTAGGCAATATCCGGTATCACCCACAAAGCATGCAGATTTTTCCATCAATTAAGAGATAGTCTCCCCAAAAAATAATTAACTTTATCCGTCGGAAGCTGTAACGGCATACCGTTTTTGCTGTAACAGTTCGTTCCGATTTTTTGGAGTATAACAAAAAAATAAAAAATGGAAACAATCAAATTAGGAAGTACTGGAAAAGACGTTGCTTTTGCCAAGGAGAATCTGGTACGTAACGGTTACCAGGTAGTTCAGAATGATTTATTCGACGAAAAAATGAAGAATGCAGTCATCGAATTCCAACGGAAAAACGGATTGGAGGCAGACGGCATCATAAACGACCGTACGTGGGAGGTAATACTGTTTATAGGAAGAATGGATTCGGGGAAACTGACAGAGGAGGATTTCAACCTAACCTCCAAACTGTTAGGATGTGAAACTGCCGCACTTATGGCTGTACACAAGGTGGAAACAGAAGGACGGAAAGGTTTCTGTGCTCCGGGTAAACCTACCATTCTTTTTGAGGGACACATTTTTTGGAAACAATTGGAAAACAAAGGTATCGAACCGACCAAATATGTTGTAGGGAACGAAGATATACTTTATCCCAAATGGAAAAGAGGATATTACAAAGGCGGGATAAATGAGTACGAACGACTGGAGAAAGCCCGGAGTATAAACCAGGAGGCAGCCGACGCATCTGCTAGTTGGGGCATGTTCCAGATCATGGGGTTCAACTACAAGGCATGTGACGAGGAAAGCGTAGAAAGCTTTGTCATGGCCATGTGTGAAAGCGAACGTAAACAGCTTATCCTTACTGCCCGTTTCATCAGGAGAAACGGCATGCTACCGGCATTAATCAACAAAAACTGGAGTGAATTTGCACGTAAATACAACGGCCCCAGTTATGCACAGAACTACTATGATAAAAAGCTGATGGATGCCTACAATTCATTCAATAGAGAGCGATGAAATAATATAGTCTGATCCAACAGATATGCTTTTTTACAATATGATTAGTCCCGATTCGTTCAGATTCGACTCCGGTTCGGAACTAATAGTATCAAATAAATATCGATTTAGAACAGTTTTTCTGGAATTTTGTAAGTATTCGATAAACTACAGGCATTGAATCTTTATATAACAATAGCGACGTCACTATAAACCTAATAGTTGCAGTCGCTATTGTTTTGTTGAACCTATATGTTATAGTCAACACTGGCTTCCGGATTCCTCCCCTTGTTTTGCTAATACACTTTCCAGATGCTGAAACTTCCATTAGTGTGAAGGTAGATTCAATAACTGCTCACGGGTAGCTTTTTTATAATAATGTATTCGAGTAATGACATCATTCAGATAATCCCTTGGGTTTACATCATGTGTCTTACAGGTGGCAAGCAGGGATTCGACGACCACCCCGACCCGATTACCCTCTCATCATCATAATATCAGACCGAAGTTCAATATATTCCTTGTACTTCTCCGGATTGTTCACGTAATCAATCACTCGAGAAATAGCCATATCCGCCTGCTTCTGCCGGACTTTTGTGTAATATCTGATAACACCTTTAGAACTATCTGAATGTCCAAGGCAGTAATCAATTATCCCGTCAGGAATGCCTATCTCAGAGGCATACTGAGCAAAAGACTTACGAGCCGAGTAAAACATCACTTTCTCACTGATTCCAATAGATTTAACGAGTACAGCCAATGAACGTGATATATACCGTTGAAAGTTCTTATAAGTAAACTTATATCCGAAATCTAACTTTCCTGTTGCTTTATTCATCCATGTTTGGATAATATTCATGGCCGGTTCTGGAATGGTAAAGCTGATAATTTTTGTGCCTATTGTCCTATTCCTCGATTTGGTACGTACATATTCAATCTTTTCGGATTTTCTGAAATCATAACTCATAAGGTCTATCAGGTTGATTCCTCCAAGATAGAACGACAAGCAGAATAAATCTCTGGCTATGCGAAGTCTTTTCTCTTGTGGTGATGACTTCCTAATAGCATTGAATGTTTCTACACTTATGTCTATATCTCTGACTGGAGAAGAAGGTATTGAGAAATCAATGTATGGATGGATTTCATATTTCACTATACGTTTCTTTATCGCACGATTGATGATTGTTTTAGTATGTCGCATCATCATCCCATTCGTTGTTTCTCCTAACTTTTTGTTTTTTTCTCAGAAAGCCAGAATAACCTTCAATTATCTCGGGAGTGATGTCACACAAAAGTATATCACCATGAACATATTCAGTAAAATATCTCCGGTTTATTCTGAGTAGACCAGCATACCCACTGCTTCCCTTTTCTACCAATTCATTTTCGTATGCTATGCAAATCTGCTGGAATGTGGCAGATGTATCTTCTGACTGAGATTTAGAGATAATATTCTTAATCTGGGCACATGTGTATATTTCTTTGTTTTTGATAGCATCAAGTTTCTCCTGGTATTCATTTAAGAGATTTCTTAGTTTGGAGTTCATCATTGAAGCGTCAGGCCTTTTTACAACTTGCCCGTTTTTGAACTGGGACTCTGAGTCGATAATTACATTTGTAATAATGTAACATGTTTCTTGTTTGTGGCAGACTGCAATCCTAATTTTATGCCTGCCATCTTTTAAGACTTTAGCCTTGAATACGGTCAATTTGAGTGTTGCCAT